TGTATCCACCTCGACCCATGCCGTGCCGGTGGAAAGCAGCAGGTCCGGGGGCGCCAGCGCAACAGCAGGCGCCGGGCTGGTGCCGGTGCCGCTTTTGCTCACCACCAGGTAGTAGCCCGAGTTGGCTACTGCAGCGGCAGGCAATGCGTTGCCGACCACTAGGCCCAGCGTTGCGCCCTCGGCGGTGGTGCTGGCCACCTCATTGTCGGAGGCGTCATAGGTGCCGGCAAACTTGACCGCGCCGGTGCTGATCCCGATCGGCTGCCAGACGTTGCCATCCCACATGAAGAAGGCTTTATCCAATGGGTTGAAATACAGCTGGCTGATGTAATCAGCAACTGGAATTGCCTCGCCCAGTTTCCCCACGCTGTAATCCGCCAGCTTGACGCCGGTCACGGCGTCATCCGCTAGGCGATCGGTCGGGAACTCGCCAGCCGTGATCTTGCTGGCGTTCAGGTCGGGAACGCCAGATTCAGGGATGGTCGGTGCTTGGTGTTCCTGCCACTCGCTGCCGGTCCATGTCCACACCACACCCGTGGCAGCGTTGAACCACTGCTGCCCGATGAATGCCCCATCGCCTGATGGCGATCCGTTGCTCACCACCGCAGAGGATTGATCCGCCAGCTTGGCCGCGGTGATCGAGTCATCCTGCACCGCGCCGGTGGGGATACTCAGTGCGGCGTACTTCAGTTCGGTGATTGCCCCATCGGCAATCGTTGCGGCGAACGTCCCAGTGCCAGTGCCGGTTACGTCACCAGTGAGGGTGATGGTCTGATCGCCGGTGTTAGTGCCCGAGCTGGTGCCTGCGAACGTCGATCCGTCCGTCCAGGTGCCGGATGCTGTCGCCAGCGTTCCCAGGCCTAGTGTGCTGCGCTGCGCTGCAGCATCCACGCCAGCGATCAGGGCGCGGCCAGCAGCAGTCAGCGGCACTTCCTCAACCGGCCCCGCACCGGCAGAGCTGCGGCCCAGCAGTCGATCGGTAGCAGAGACGTTCTGAATGCGGTCGTAGGTCACCGCACCGGCGCCCAGCTTGGCCGTGATGACAGCACCCGTGCCGATCTTGTCGGCCAGCACCGCCCCATCCGCCAGCTTGCCGCTGGTCACGTTCAGATCCGCCAGCGCGGCGGTATTCACCGATCCGGCGGCATAGGCGGCCGAACCGAGCGGCGACACCTTCGCGGTGGTCACAGCACCATCAGCCAATTTGCCGGCGGTCACCTGCAGATCACCGATGCCGGCGGTGGGCATCACCACCTGCTGGAACGCTGCCCCGTCCCACACCTGCAGATTGCCGGTGCCGCTGTGCAGCCACCCACGGCCGCGATGGTTTCCCGTGCTGGGGGCTGTGACCGCAACGGCTGTGACCGCATCGGCGGCCATCTTGGCGGCGGTGAGCACGCCATCGCCGATCGCCGCAGCACCCAGCTTGGTGGTGCTGGTCTGATCCAGCTTTTCCAGGTCGATCTCCCCGGCGTCCACCAGGTCGATGCCGGCGGCGACCAGATCTTTCAGCGTGATTTTCTTGGTCTCGCTGGCGGAGATGTCGGCGATGGGCACCACATCATTAGCCGCCGCACCCGCCTTTGACAGGGCCGTGAGCTGGGTTATCCGCTGATCAGCCAAGGGTGCGCCTCACCGCGACCGTCCACAGGCTCAGGCTACGGACGGGCTCAGTCGTCCACTTCCTGCAGCAGGTAGTCCAGCGACTGCTCCAGCTCGATGCGGTCGTCATCCTCCTTCAGGATATAGTTAGCCGGCTTGCCATACACCAGCTGGATTTCATCAGTGGTGACAAAATCAATGGCGCAGCGCACGATGTCGCCAGCTCGCACCTGCACACCGGAGCGATTCACTACGGCGGTCAGGTTGTAGAAGATCGTATCAACCGTGGGATCAATATCCTTGTCGGTCAGGTACAGGGCTAGATCAAACTCGCTGCCAATCTCCACCCGCTGGATCAGCTGCAGCAGCAGCAGAGACGGCTCAGTAAGCCCGATCGTGAGATAGTTGAACTCGCACTCGATCCGCCCAGCGCCGCTGATCAGGCCGGCGGATAGCTGCTGGCGAAACCGATCATTGAGGCTTGTGGCGTCAATTGTCTGCCGGTCGGTGTTGAACTCGTAGCCCTCCACCGATCCCAATAGGTTGAATTGCACATCACGCACGCGCACGCTGATCTGCAGCGGGTCGCCGGTGAATGCCGCCAGCGGAATCTCATTGGCGCGGACGTTGTTGACCGCATCGGTGAAGGTCGGGAAGAACCGCAGGCCGCCCACGGCGTTGACATGCACGTAAGCCGTGAAGCTCTCCTGGGGCGGGTCGGTGCTCTCCAGGCCCCACACGGACGGCGGGAAGAACACCAGCCCACGGGCGTCCGTGGTGCTGATGTCCACCCGATCGCCGATCAGGATGTTGTTGATCGCCCCATCAAACGACAACCGGTTTAGCGACGTGTTCACATCGTCGGGGATGATCTGATCAGACACCCGGCCGATGAATGCCTTGGTGCCACGCCTCAGCTTGACGTTGCCCTTTGTGCCGAGGTAGTGCGTCATCAGTTGGCCTGGTTGATGGCCTCGTCAAAGTCTCCGTCCATCGTGAACTGAATCGGCACCACCACCAGCTCACCCACCGCCGAGCCGATCACGGCGTTGGTGATGTAGGCGTACATCTTGATGTCGTCAATGCCGCCGGTGTCTACGTCCAGCTCCAAGAACACTCGATCCTGTTCGGTGATGGCGCCCCGCTTGTGAATTTTGGCCAGTAGCGCGGTGAACTGCGTTTTCTGCGCCGACTCGCCCGGCTCCAGCCGGTAGTACATCAGGGTGGCACTGCCCGTTGCGCCCTTTAGCGATGGGACAAACGACCGCGCATCAGCGCCTAGGTCAGCGGTGGGCAGCAGATCAACGCTGGTTTCCACAGACCAGCTCTGCACCTTCGCAACGGGTTTGCCGTTGAAGACCAGTGCCCCGGTTCGGCCTGTGTAGTAACCCATCAGCTGGCGCCCTCCTGCATCTCAGGCTACTCACCGCACGCTGAGCAGCGACCCGCTGAACGCCCTGGCGGGATACTTGCCAGGGGTGCGGGAGCTGGGGTAGGTCACGGTGTCGGCACGTAGAACGCCTCGGTCGGCGGGGTGAAGCTGCCGGTGCCGTAGCGGGCGGAGTTGGAGATGCGGATTTGTCCGATAGCACTATTAGTGAATGGCTCAGCGTTGAATGCCGTAAAGCTCAATACGGCATTTAATGGAATAAGTCCTGGCGTAGGCATTGTTCCATCAGTTTGAGTCAAAACCAATGGATCTCCGTCGTAATGGAAAACATTTTGCCCATTGATACGCTGGAAGCAAGCGTGCTTCCACCCTTGGACAGAAGAGCCAAAAGATTCATAGACTCCTGCTCTGTTTAAGGTTAATCCTGAGTCGGTGTCCTGAATCAACCTAAAATCAATCTGATTATTCTCCTCCGGTGTTCCTGGATTTTCGTAATCATCCCATTGCGCCGAGTGAGACATGTTTAATCCAAACCCGTTATCGCTTTGGACTTGGACAATAGAAGATCCAACACTGCCAAGAGGCGGAGATATGATAGCTGCTCTCGCCCAAAACTCAATCGTGAAATCACCGGACAGTGTTTCGTCTGGTATCTCAATCTGCCAGTCGTGCGAATAAGAAGATTCGTCGTCACCTTCTTGCGCTGCAAACGCTAACTGGCCTAAATGGGTCGTTGTTCCGTAATCGCCTGTAGCAACGTTTTTGACAAGGGTTACGGCACCTGCTGGAAAGACTTGCGCATCTTCTTCGTCGTACCAAATCACCAGCTCTTCCAGCTCTTCCGGCTCAGGCGGCTCCGGCGGTAGTGGCGGCGCCACAATCACAGCATCGCCCATTGCGTCCACTGCGAAAATCTCATCACTGAAATTAGCCACCCGGCTCAGCAGGTTGCCGTCCACCGTCTCGCAGGGGTGCTCCAGCGCCTTAACTGTCACCTCCCCTTCCTCGCTCATCGTCACCTCTGTTACCCGAAACACCCGCCTGCGATCAGCGACGGCACCCAGCACGAACATGGCGCCCGCGTCGCCGCTCAGGGCGTTGGCCTTGCCGTCCGCCACCGTCACGCTGGCCAGGGAGCGGACGTTGCCGCCGCTGCGATACACCAGCGCGGCATAGGTGCCGTCGCGGATCCGATCGCTCAGCGGGGCATTGAGCACGCCGCCAGGCGTCACCACGCCGGCTGTCATTCGGTCCCAGGTGTTCAGCCCCACATCCACGTAGATATAGGCGCCAGGGCTTACCGGTGTGTCGGTGGGGAAGGTCTGGAACTCAATGCCTCGCCGCACCCATCGCCGCTGATTGCACAGCAGCTTGCCGTAGAGGATTGCCTGCTTGCGCTGGGTAACGAACTGCGATAGGTCGAACGTCTGGCGGATCGCTGCATCCTCAACGGCATCCACCAACCGCACATCGACGCTGGCGTTGCGCGGGAACACGTCATCTTCCTCTGTTTCCCGGTAGATCACCGTGGCGATCAGATCCTGAACGCTGGCGCCGTAGTCAAGGAACTCTTCGCGGTAGGTGCCCTCCAGGATGTTGCCAGTGGTGAACAGCGCCGAGATGTTCACCCGGCGATTGGCGCGGCCGCTGCTGTTCACCGGCACTGCCGGCACTAGCGTCTCCTTTCCGCCGATCTTGCCGAACTCCAGCAGCGAGTAGGGCGCCACCTCGGCCCAGAACTGCCGCCAGGATCCGACCTCAGCGATCAGCGGATCCATGAACAGTTGGCACCCGAGGCCGCTGTACTGACAGAACCGCTTGCTTAAGGCCAGGCTTTGCCAGTCCACGCCGGATGGCTTGGCATACCGGCCGATGCCGTTTTCCTTGTCCAGCACCGTGTCAGCGAAGATGTCCGGCGCCCAGCTGGTGCTGCCAGCGCTCTTGCTGTAGGTGCCGTCATCACTCACCACCCAGGAATCCTTACCCTCGGTGACGAACGCCGAGATGCTGCGCAGATCCTGCACGCCGCGGCCGGAAAATACCCCGAATGCCATGGTGCTCATCCGGGCATACTTGCCCTCAGTTGATCTCAGCTGTTGCTCTGTAACGGCCGTGATCTGGAACTCTGGGCCCGCCTCGAAACTGAACTGAATGTCGGTGTCGCTGCGGACGCTGAACAGATCCCACTCATTGGTGAGCACCGGCCCGCGATCCTTCAGCACTGAGCTGATGTCCTTTAGGTCGCCCACCCATCGAAACCGATTGCCGTTGTGCCTAAAGCTTTCGCCTTTGCCGCTGTTCTCAATCAGGGCGATTTGTTTCTGCCCGTTTTGCGCCCGCTCGGCCGCTAGGTCGCTGATCGGCTGAAACTCAAACTCCCACTTCTGGTTGCCGCTGCCGGCGCGAAAGTCAAGGCTGATGAAATTATCGAGATCAGCGGACCTGCGGCAGGCGATAATCAGCGGCAGCAGATCCTGTGTGGCCCTGCTGAGCGGCCGATACAGCAGCCGGAAGAATGCCAGCCGGGACTTAATGCCGTTGTCACTTGCCTTGTATCCCTCGGGCTCGCTGTCGCCGTATTTCTTTTGCCTGCCTTGGATGCGGCGGAACAGCTTGACCCGCATTGAGAACGACACCATCTCGCAGGCTGTCACCGTCTGATACGCGGCGCTGTCGGCCTTCACCAGCGCCTTGGTGTAAAAGCTGTCATCCTTTGCGCCGTTTTCCGGCGCCTTGCTGTCGCCGTAGGGCGTTGACGGGGTGCGGCCGGCAGCGATGCAGCGGAACGTGGCCCGCACCTCGTTGTCGTCAAGGTTGGTGTTGTCGGTGATGCTGAGCAGGGCGAATCGGGCAGTGCCCAGCTGGTAGGCGCTGCCACGGTCCAGGCTGCTCACCAGCTGGTAGCGCTGCTCCTGGGCGGCCTCTTCGGCGATGTTGGTTTTTTTGTTCTGGGTCTTGGCGAATACCAGCGTGATCTGTGTGCCGACCGTGTAGCGACCACTGCCGCCAGCGCCCCATCCGTTGGTGGTCAGGGTGATGCCGTTGTTGGCGGTCACGATGTCGCCTTTGCTGTTGCGCTCCTGTAGCTGGACGTTGATCGGGATCGGATTGAACACCCCGCAGCTGGTCAAGCTGCTGGGGCTGAATGCCTGGCTGTAGCCGCTGCGGCGAGTTGCGCCATCGATGATCCGGCACACGTCATCACCCGGCGCGGCGCCCTCGCGGGAGGGGTCGCTGTCATCGCCGATCTGCCGTTGGTTGAACCTGGCGTTGCCGCTCTGGTTGAAATAGAGCCAGGTTTTTGATGCGGCGAACTCCCGCAGCGGCAGCTGGCCGAACGCCACCCGGTCCCAATCAATCTTGCGGATACTGGCAGCACCGGCCACCAGCAGCAGCTGCATAAATTGCGAACTGCCATAGCTGCGGACGCTGGACCACACCAGCGACGTGGCCACACGCACGCCGCCGCGTGGATTCTGCGCGGTGTTGGTGTAGACCAGATTCAGCGGCTCGCCGTACTGGGCCAGCTCCTGGGAGCTGTTGAACCCGAACCGTGGGGCGAAGCGCTGCTCACGGGTCTGCCGCGGGCTACGACCGGCGCTCGGCACCGATGGCCGCAGCAGCAGGGCGCTGGCCACCTGGAACAGGATGCCCACCACCGTGAGCGCAAGGGCGACGGCGCCGGGGCCCGCTTGGATCTCCGCCTGTTGATCCTCAATGCTGCGGCTGTAGTCCCTCTGTTGCGCCGCGATGAAGTCCAGGTAGTCCTCCTGGCTCACGCCCAGCTGCTCAATCAGCTGGTGCTCATAGGGCAGCAGTCGTCTCATCGCAGCCGGTAGCACTGGCCGGCGCCTTGCGGCAGCGGCGTCATCACCACAGTCTGTCCAGGGGCAATGAACATCACCCCGCCATCCACCGCGACGCCCAGCGCCGCTGCAGCGCCGCCCAGCAAGATCGGGTCGCCCGGTAGGGCCGCGGCCACAGGATCGGCCAGAGAGGCCAGCAGCCGCCGCAGGTGAAGCAGCCCGAACGTCTCGGCCGTGTGCTCCCGGTAGACCCACTCAAACTGCGCCGCGTGATCCGGCAGGCCCAGCTGCCGCCGCACTGCGCAGACCAGCTGAAAGCAGTCCGTGCATCCGCTGCCATCACCAGGCCGGCAGCCCCACCGATACGCCAAGCCGATCAGATCATTCATCTGAGGTAGAGCTCCGCATTGAGCGGCAGGATGCCCACGTTCTGGCTGGTCAGTGTGCGGGCCGGGAAGTTGCTGCCGACTGAATCCATCGCTGATCTGAACCGCAGCTCCACCGTGTCATCGTTGAACCCGGAACCTGAGCCCACATAATAATCCTCGTACTGGTTGGCGATTGCGCCGGTAGCGTTAAGCCATAGAGTGGTCAGGGTCAACTCGCTCAGCCGGTTGCCGTCGCCTTCCTCCACCAGCCGCAGCACCACCTCTAGGTTGGGGAACAGCACCTGCACGGTTTCATTGTCGCCGCCCAGGCTGGCCATCGCGCCGCTCACTTGGAACGGAGCGAAGTCATACTTGGCGCCTAGGTAGGTGTACTCCTGGGCGACAAAATAGTTCTGATAGCGGTGCCGGGTGCCGCTGCTGGTGCGCAGATTGAACAGCTGAGCGATGCGAATCGTGCTCATACGTTCAGTTCCGCCACCAGCTCCACGGTGATGCTGCTGATCTCATTGCCGGCCCATTGAATCGACGGCGCGACGGCATACTCCCACAGGCAGCCGTCAGGGGAGCGCAGCATTGAGCGCAAGCCGGGGCGCTGCGGGCTGCTGCTTTGGCCGGTGGTGGTGACGCCCGCAAACGTCTCAGGCGGCAGCTCGAAGCGATCGTCTTCATCAATGTTTTCGTAGTGCCGCACCACCTGCAGGATGTCCCGATCGCGGCGGTTAGCAAAGGTGAGGCGCAGCTGATAGCCGAACTTTTTGTTTCCGTACCGGCGCTTTACCGTCGTGCCCGCCATGGTGCGGAACACCTTTGTTGGGTAGGCGCCGAGCGTCATCTGCCGCTCGTTCGGTTTCAGATCGGGGAAGGTCGCGGCCATCAGCGGATGCCCACCTTGCTACGAGTTGCTGGGCTCTGCTGCAGTCTGTCCAGCGTCATGCTCATGCCTCGCTTGGCGCCATCATTGGCGGCACGCTTGCGGGTTTCAGCCATTGCCGCTTCTAGCTGGTCACGGGAGACGTACTCCACCCCGTTGATCGTGGTGGTCTCGAAGCTCATGCTCAGCACCGGCGAGGCGTTGCTGCCGGCAGGTGATGCACCCATCAGCTCGCGCATCCGATCGCCACGGTTGCCGTCCGGGGCCTGCAGCGCCACGGGGATCCGGCGGCCATCAGGCAGCGGCACATAGGCCTCATTCATCGAGCCTTCGCCGAATAGGGCCACCTGGGGGGTGCTGGCGACGCCACCGCGAGAGTAGGCCTTCAGCGGCAGCGGGCCGGATGGGGACATGATGCCGCCGTTGGCGAAGCCGGTAGTGGGGAAGCTGAGGGCGGGGCTGATGCCACCAGCGCCGAACGGGCCGACAGAGGAACCAGAGAACCCGCCAACTGCAGATCCACCGATCCCAGCGAACATCCGGGCGATGCCGATGGCGATGTACTGGGCGATCATCTTCTTTGCCGTGTCAATCAGCGCGCTGGCGATGCCCTGCAGGAAGTCGGCGAACACCTCCTTGGCGGACTTGGTGCCGGCGATCATCTCCGCCATGCCGTTGGTCGCCAGGGTGGCCGCAGCATCAGCCGCTTGGCCAATCGCCGGGTACTTCTGCAGGATCTCATCGAGCTGCGCCTTCTGCTGCTCCAGCACGTTAAACACCGTCGGCTCGGATGCTTGGCGGGCGAGGTCTTGCATCATGCGCCGGCGCTCCATCAGGATCTCGTTCAGATCCTGTTCTGCCCTGAGCCGAGCCAGTGCCAGCTGTTGCTCCTTTTCGCGCTCCAGTCCTTCGCGGATGGCGGCGGTTTCAGCCACGCCGCCGAGCCGGGCGATTTCCTCTTCAATCGCCTTCAGGTTCTGCAGCTTCTCAAAATGCTGCTGGGTGATATTGTCAATCTCAATTTCTAACTCTAACCGGCGGCGCTGCTCATCGGTTGTGGCACCTAGCAAGCTCCTTTCGTTATAAAGCTGCAAGGCGGTCTTGGCCCGTTCTTCGTTGAACTGTTCGAGCTGTTTCTGTGCGGCGGCTTGCTGTTCTTGGAGTTGCTCCATTGCGGCCATGCTTTCCTCGTAGCCGGCGACTTGAGCTTGCGCCTGTTCGACAGCGCCAAACCCAATATTTTCCATTGAGCCCCCAAAGAATGTGCTCAGCGCTTTCTGGCGATGCGGCCCCATCCGTTGCACTCCGCTCACGGCGCTAGTGCCGAATGAGTCGCGGGCGTTGCGATTGGCGCGAGGGTTGCCGGCCAGTACGGTGGTATAGAGATCCAACAGGCTGGCCCCTTGGGTGCTCATGCCCACACCCTTGAAGCGGTCTTGGAAGTACCGCACGACGGGCCCCATTACCTGCTCCTCGAACGACTGGCCGGGAGTGACGCCGTACTGCCGCCGTTCAGGTGCGCCGAACTGGATCAGGCCCTGGTAGTTGCCGCCAGCGCCGCCACGGATTGACGGGCTGAAGGTGCCGGCGGTCTCAAAGCTGATGATCGTCGCCAGGTCGAGCGGGCTGACGCCGAGCTTTTGAGCCGCAGCAACCAGCGCCTTGCCGCGGCTGGAGATCTCAAACCTCGGGGCGGCAGCGGCGGTGGGTTGGCGCCCGGCCCCAGCACCCGCCCCTCCACCAGCCGGCACAACCGGCAGCGGCACTGCAGCGGCCGGCACGCCTGTGATCTGCTGCGCACGGGCAAACGCCGCATCGCGGGCCCCGGCAAAACGCGACACGTAGGCGCTTGATGCCTGATTCCTGCGCGTCACCGCAGCGCTCGGCGTGTAGGTCAGGCCCCGACGCTCGGCCATCGCCTTGGCCGCGGCCTCTGCATCCTGCACGCCCACCAGTCCGGTGAGCAGCTCGTCAAGGCCCTCGATCGCGAACTTCACGCCGATCGTGATCAGGCCGATTTTGCCCAGCGTGCCCAGTACCGTCAGCAGCCGGCCGGCACTGGTGGCCGCGGCGGTTGATGCGGTGCCGGCGGCAGTAGCGGAGGCGGTGTAGGCGTTCAGGGCTGCAGTGGCGGCCCGAATCCCGCCGATGGCGTTCATTGCCGTGGTCAGGCTCACGACGGCCACACCAGCCGCCGCCGCTGCCACGCCCACATTGCGCACCGGCTCGGGGAGCTTGTTGACTTCCTGCAGCAGCTGGGTTGCCGCCTTGGCCATCGCCAGCGCCGTGGGCAGCAGCGCCTCTCCGATCTCGATCTGCAGCTCCTGCCCCGCAATCTGCAGGTTGCGGAACTGTTGCGCCGGGCCCTTCATCGCCTCGGCCAGCTTGGGGGCGCCGTCGCGTTCAATCCGCCCTAAGGCTGTCAACACGATGTCGCCGGTGATTTTGCCTTCCTTCGCCAGCTCGCGGATCTGGCCGATCGGCACACCCATCACCTGAGCGATGCTCTGCACCACTGCCGGGGTCTGCTCAAAGACGCTGTTCAGCTCTTCGCCGCGCAGGACGCCAGTGCCCAGCGCCTGGCTCAGCTGCAGGAACGCCGCGCTTGCCTCAGTTGAGGTGGTGCCGCTCAGCTTGGCCGCCGTGTTGAATCCGTTGTAGACGGTGCTGACTTCCTCCAGCGTCAGCCCGATTGGCCGCAGCCTGGCGTAGATCTGCGCGAACTCTTGATTGGCCTGCGTCTGCGCAGTGCCGAACTTTTGCGCAGCAGCAGTGGCGGCGGCCTGCACCCTGCTGTAATCGTCAAGCCCCTGCGACAGCGACCTCAACCGCCGCTCTGATTCCTCACTCGCCACCACGGCGCCCAGCGATCCGCCAATGGCCCTGCCAGCGCCGATGGTAGCCAGGCTGCTGGCGAGGCCTGCCGCCAACCTGCGGCCCATCGAATCACCAGCTGCGGTGGCCGTGGTGTCGAGCCCCCGCAGCTTCCCTTCGAGCTTTTGGATCTCGGCGCCGTACCGCTGAAACTCCCTGCTGCCGATCTTGGCCTGCTCCTGCAGGCCACGGAATGCGCCAATGCTGCTGCGGATCCCGGCGATCGTGTTGTCGTTGGCGCGGGCGAACTGGAACGTGGCCGCCCGCAAGGTGCTGATCTCGCGTGCCGTGGTCTGGCTGTTCTTGCCCAGATCCTGCAGCGACTTCTTCACCCGGTCGATATTCCCGCCGCCCTTCACCTCGGCTGAGAGCCGGATGGCGGTATCCAGGCTCATTCGGGCCATTGATTATCCGATCGCCATTCCTGAGATCAGCCTACGGATCCGCCCTCATCACCCCCAGGAACTCCCGCTCCACCAACCGCAGATCCTCCAGCAGCCACAGCCGGTCCTGGCGTTTCACGCCCTCATCCTTGGCCCACAGGAAGAACACCTGATAGTCCAGCCCCACAGGGCCATTCATCCCCATCCGCCACTGGGTCTGCAGCTTCATAAACCACCCGATCGCCTCGACGTTTTCCGCCAGCAGGCCGAACGTCTCCGGCCGCCGCTCTACCTCAGGCACCGCCAGGCCGAACATGGCTGCAGCATCAGCCGCATCCTTGCCATCGTCGGCTGGGTCGCCCTTCGCGGCAGCGGCGAGGAACCGCGCCGCGTCGATCAGTTTTTTGCGCGGAACCCTCCAGCCTTCGCGGCGGCCTTCTCAGAGGGCTGGCCCAGGCTTTCAAGCCAGGCCTTGAAGATTGCAGCGCTGGCGCCCTGCACCCGGTAGAGCTGGGCTTTAGTGGCGTCGCTGAACTCGATCGGCTCGCCATCCTCGCCCACCACCTCATCACCCCAGCCGCAGAGCACCTCATCAGCCAGGTCCTGATAGGTGCAGGGCAGCGGGTCGCTCAGCGAGGCTTCCTCATCCTTGGCGTAGCCCTGCAGCGCCTCAATGCGCTTACGCATCGCCACCAACATCTGATTGTGCTGATCCTGCAGCGCCTGCGCGTCCTGCTCATCGAGAACGCTGAAATGAGCGGTGAACTTGTAGGGCTTCTTGACTCCACCTTTGGCCGGCAGGTCAACACTCACCGGCCATTCGATGTGGTCGGGCTGAAACAGGTGGAACATGGCGAATCAGAAGAAGATCAGGCGGGTTTCGTCGTTCTGCGTCTTGGGCAGCGCAGTAAACGGGATCTGCAACATGTCGATCCCGTCGGAATCGCTAAACGACAGATCGCCGCTGATTGCAGCCTTCGGGCAGAAGAAGATGGAGCTTTCCGTTGCTACCGTACCCTGCTGCACAACGAACGGGCCATCGCTGGCGCCGCTGTTGTCAGCAGCAGCAGAGAAGTAATCCTTGGTCGCAACCGGCGGATTTTCAATCGTCAGCGTTCCATTAGGGTTCGGGCGATCGGTGATACGGGCGTGAGGCTCGCAGTTGATCAGCGAACGGAACGAGGTAGTGAGGCCCCAGTCGAAGGTGAAGCTCTCAGTGCATGGCCCGTAGCCCTGGAACCGCAGCGCCTTGGTGTGGCGCGGGGTGACGGGCACCGGCTCGGCCTGGTTGCCGTAGGTGAAGCTCTCAGAGCTCTTGGCGGTCGGGGTGACGTACTTGCCGATGCCGGTGATCGTGAAGGTGCCGTAGCTGTTCAGCGGTGAGTTGAGCGCCGGGGAGCCGCGGAAGCCTTCGATGCGGTGCACGTTCTGATCCTTCACCGCCACCAGCGTGCAGCTGCTGCCATTGCCGAAAGTGCTGATCGGCTGGTAGAGCGACAGCGCGGGGATCTTGTAGTTCACCGCGCCGCCGGTGAACGATGCCGTGGACGCCACCACCGTCACCTCTCGGGTGGTGCCGTTGTGGGCCGCAATCACGCCCTTGTCGCCGGCATTGGCGCCGCTGGTGATCTCGATCGGAAACCCAACGTAGGCATCGGTCGCAGGGTTGCTGCCTCCCAGGTCCGCCAGGGTGATGGTGTTGGCGCCGCCTGCAGTGGCCGTGCCGGTGATCTCCGCTGATGCGGCCAGATTCATGCCGGCCGCCAGCAGCAGTGGCGAGAATCGGGGTGCGGTGGCAGCGACGCCGGAGCCGCCCCACTCGAATGTCACCGTGACGGCGACGTGCTCATTGGTGAGCGGCTGACGGTCAGCGCCAAGGAATCCTTTGATCAGGTTGCGCTCTACTCGGGTGCCGGTCAGCGGGTTCACCTCCAGCGAGGTTATCTTCACCGCATCGGATGCACCGATTGAACTGGCCAGGGTGCCGTAAGCGGTTTCCGTCTTGGCCAGCAAGAACGAATTACGGATCAGGAGAGCAGTCATCAGTCCTTGGCCTTGCTGGGTTGGGCGGGTTTGGCGGGCTCAGTTTTGGGCGGATGGTAGTCAGCAGCAGACACCATCTCGCCGCTGGGGAGCATCACGTACTCACCAGACTCGCCGTGGTGCTCGAATTGTTCCGCCATGGATGGGGGCTGAGCGTCCTAGCCTCAGGCTACGGACTCAGGAGAACTGATCGATCGCGTCGTCTCGGGTGCGATACCTGATCAGGAACCGGTACTGCATCCACCCAGCAGAGGCGTCAGCCTGCTCATACTCAGGCCGGAACCCATCGGGCTGCACGTCATGGGCTAGTCCGCCCATCGTGCGGTCGGCCATCATCCTGCTGTGCACGTCTACGCCGATAGGGTCGGCCAGCTGATCGGGCACGTCGCCGCGCACGTAGATCTCGACCAGCACCGGCAGCGCCTGATCCAGGCGCCCCAGGCTGGCGCCGATGGTGCGTGGTGCGTTGACCGGATTATCTTCACCAGGGCTGATCGTGATCGCTGGCGCCTCGGACTTGGAGTAGGCCTGCGCACGGCTGCGGTAGATCCGCTGGCCCACCTGCACCGTGCCAGGAAGGGTGACGGTGCGAATCCGTTCGAGGATCTGTTCGCGAATGCTGGCCATAAGGTCAGGCTAAAAAGGCTGCACCAGATCGAACACCACCCAGCCGCAGACGACCGCGACGCCCAGCGCCACCAGCAGGGGCACGGCACTCAGCAGCCAGACCAGCAGGCCGGCCACCAGTGCAACGGCCGCGGTGAAGCGGATCAGGTAGGGCATCACAGGTCATGGGATAGCAGCCGCAAAGGCATTCACCAACGTGGTGACGCGGGCATCCATCAGGGCGAGGTTGAGGGATTCGCCGATGGAGTAGAAGGCGAGGCGGGCGTTGGAGAAATCGCCGCCGTTCCTAGAGAAAACATCAATAGGAACCGCTGCCGGGGCGGAGCTGCTTTCGTTGATCGTTGTACTTGCTCCGCTAAACCTTACAGTGCATTGAGTGTCGCTAGATCTAGACCCACCAAATAGCCCTGTAAATGGTGTAGCGTTTGCCGTACTTGACGTGCCTGAGGTGTTTATGCGCGCAACCACTACGCTGGCGGTTGTTAGAATATGCGTTGATCCAACGGCTCCGCTGGGGCTTCGCGAGGCAATCGCAGCTCTAGTGGCATTGCGTGTTTCCGATTCGGAGGTGAATACTGCGACATGCTTGCTATTTTGTGGGTCAGCGCTATTACTCCTATTGCTATCTAAATAGTTATTGGTCCCATTCGCCTGTAACCCCGTCTTTCGGTTGTAATTCCACCCGCCAGCCGTGCCAAACCGTGTCGGCGCCGTCCCCACCAACGGCGTCAGCGCACCGGCCAGCGTGCGGGCGCCGGCCATGATCGGCGCGGCCTTGATGATGCTGTTGGCTTGGCTCAGCACGCCGCCGCTGGTGCCCAGGTCGCCGACGTTGATTGAGTCGCGGATGAACACGTCGTAGGCGTCACGCACGCCAACCTCTAGGCCCAGCGTGTTGCCCGCTGCTACATCAGCAGCCACCACCCGGTCGATGTAATCCTGAACAGGGCCGATGTAGGCGCTAAACCTCCCCGTTCCAACCCAGATAATCGCCATCAGCTCACCCCCGGCGACAGCGAGTAAACGCCCGACAGGCGGTGCTCATCCATCAGCGCCAGCAGCTCAGCCAGCCCCTCGGCGCTCAACTGGAGCTGGCCCAGCAGCAGCCAGACTGCCTGCTGCAGTGCAGGGCGGTTTTCGCGGCCACTGAGGGAGTCCTGGATCGCGCCGAGAAACACCGTCATCGCGGCGGCCTGATCGCCACTTTTCCCCGGCGTGGCCACCACGGCGCCATACACCTGGCTGGCCAGCAGGGCGTCATAGAACGACCGATAGTTCGGCTCCGGCGGGGGCGGCGGCGGCAGATCCTGAACGTCCCAGCCCCAGATCCAGGTCAGCGCCTCAGGGTTCACAGCGCGAGTTTCTGACAGGCGCTGCGTGGCAGGGTCGTACTCAGGCTGAGGCTCCCGCACCACCTGCAGCGCGAAAAGCGGCGGCTGCTCCAGCCCCACGACCGGCTCATCGTCGCCGCGTGGGTAATCGCGGATCTCGTTGGTCTGGCTGTTCCAGATCACCAGGTTGGCCATCATGCCCTCCGCACGAACAGCGAGACCTTCAGGCCCGCACCGGCCACCGTTGAACCGATCTGGTCAATATCGATGCTGATCTCGGCGTCGTCCGCCAGGCTGGAATCGGTGATCGTCGCGGCGCTAGCTGCTGTGGTGCTACTGAACTCGCTGGCGTCGATGCTGAGTTTCGTGCCCAGCACGCTGGCGCCTGCCTCGTTCACGTCCACGATCAGCGTGCTGCCGGTCGGCGCTGTGTTCACATTGGCCCGCACCGCCAGCAGCGTGGCAGCAAACGGCATCCTGAATCTCACCCGGTTGGTGCCGGTGGTGAGCGCGGTGGTCTCGTCGCCAACAGGAATCACGATTACATCGGAATCGCGCTGGTGGGCGTGATCCTCCCTGGCGTAGTCTGCGCTGCTGCCGATGGCTGCAGTGGCCGCCAGCGGCTGCGGGGCGGCGTCGGCGGGGGAGGGAATGGCAGGGCGCCCGCTTAGATCGCCATAGGCCCCCGTGAATCCCACCCGGGCCATCGCCGCGCCGGTGTTCACCAGGATGGTCCCGGTGTTGACGTTCACCCTCACTACGCTGCCGACCTGCTGCACCTCGCCAGATGCCGGGATCGTCGCCACCATGGCGCCACCAGCGCCGACATAGAGCTGATCGCCCAGCTGATAGCTATTGGAATTGAACGGCCTCAGCTCGCCCAAGATCACGGCATCGCCGGGGTCGTTGTTGGCAAGGGTGGTCTCCAGCACGGCGATCGCCGGCATTTTGAGCGGATCGGTCGGGTCGCAGGCCGCCACTGTGATCCGATCGGTGTCGCCCACGCTGCCGGTCGCATAGACCGCCGTGCCCGCTGCTAGCGGGCCGCCGCTGGTGTTTTTGACGTGAACGTAAAAATTGCCGGCGATGCTGCCGTGGATGTGGGGGATGACGACCGGCGCCGTGCCGGTGATCGTCAGGCCGGTGAATGATGGGCTGTCAGCCGTGCCCAGGCCCAGCAGCGTGCGCTGTGCGGCCGCGTCAAGGGCCTCCACCATGGCGCGGCCTGCCACGCTGCTGGCGCTGGTCCACCATGCCGCGATGGCCTGCCGCACCCGTTGCGCGGTAAACGCCCGTCGGGTCGTCGCGGTGCCGGTCTCGGCCTCAGCCTGCTCGATTGTGGCAGCGGTCCATTCGCGGGCGTCGCTCAGCCGGGCGTCGCTCAACCCCACATAGGCCGCGTCACCCTCGGCGGCGGTCAGGTAGCCAGGATGCGGGTCTGCAGCTGCTACGTGGGCAGCCACAGCACTGCTGATCGCGCCAGCCGCCAGATTCGCGATCGCCTGGGTGCTGGCGTCCACCGTGGCGCCGTTCTGATCCATCGGCACCCGCTCGGTTCCATCGAGCGGGGTCGTGGCGTTCGGCAGGCCTGTGATCGTGGTTTCAGCCATGCCTACAGAATGCGGAGTTGCTTGTTATTCAGGGTCGTGATCCGCAGGCCGCTCAGCGTCACCAGGCAGGTGGCGACCTCCTGCACTAGCTCCAGCACCATCACGCAGAACCGGCCATCAGCTAGCCGTAGCGGCTCATGCTGCAGCCTGTATGTCTGCCCTTCGTGCTGCACCTGGTCGCCATACTGCAAACCGCCGAACTGATCAGTCCTGGCAGTCAGCGCATAGTCCACCGTCACCACGTTGTCATTCATAATGATCTGGCTAGCGCGGTCCATAAACCCCAAACCAACAACGGCCCCAGCAGTGACGCTGGAGCCGAAGTCAGCCAGCAGGAAATCATCGGGGATTTCCTGGATCATGGTCAGACCGCGTAACGGGCGCCGCCGACTGCTACGCAGGTGACAGTGGCGGAGTAGCTGCCGGTTTCATCGGTGAAGGCCAGCCGCACAAACTTGCCCACCTGGTCGCGGGCGATCGACAGCTTCTGCAGTGCAGCAGTGCTGCCCAGATCGGTAAAGACGCCGCCGGCCACGTCTGCAGCATCGCTGCCGTCAGAGGCATTGCCGGATTGCACCTTCACCTTGATCGCGGTGCTGGATGCACTGGCGGCGGCATACAGCAGCAGCAGCAGATCGCCATCCACAGCGCTCACGTCAACCGCAGTAGTGTTGCCCACGGCGTCGCGGGTGGCTGGCGCCAGGATCGTAAAGGCCTGGATTTGCTCCAGGTTTCTGAGTTCAATGGCCATGGATCAATCCTCCGGGGTGGGGGTGGGGTCAGGGGTGGAAGTCTTTGCAGAGCGCCGCGGCTTGGGTGGACAGGCCGGGGCGGGCTCAAGTTCGGGCTCTGGCGCAATTGACGCCATGCCCAGCGCCAGCAGCTCGTTGGCTGGGCCTTGAGGAAGGTCAGCCACCTCACCCATAGCGAGGTGGCGACCGTCTGCTCTGCAGTTCGAGAGAATCTGCAGCCTCATAATCAGGTGCCCAGAGCGAAGGACTGCGGGCGGCGAACCGCCACGTCGAAGTCCTGATGCACGGTCAGGATTACCTGGCCGCTGGCGCTCTGGGTGTAGGGGTCAACCACCACATCCAGGCCGCTCCACATGCCCACCACGCAATCGGCAAAGTTGCCGAACAGAACATCGTTGATCTGCATCTGGTTGGACACGGTGAACTGGTAGCCGTTCACAGTGCCGGCATCGGTCATGATGTAGTCAGAGCCAGCCGAGGATGCCCTCAGGGTCTGCTTCAGGGCGCCGCGCACCACGCTGTTGCCGGTGTAGCGCATCGAGCCGGCGTCGAGGTTGTCAATCGCCAGTTCGGTTTCCAGGTCCACGTAGTCGCCCCAGTCGCCGCAGTTGTGGGTGGTGGAGCCGTCGCCGCCGAGGCTCACAGGGAATGCCTTGGCGGTGCCGCCGCCCAGGGTCACGCTGCCGATGCCGGTGGTGTTGATAATGCCCAGCGGCTGGCCGTTGGAGCCGGTGCCGTAGCCGATGGTGTAGTCCATGCCCAAGGCGACGGACTCGGCCATGTCGATCCGTACCAGGTTCTCCACGTCGGGGGAGCTCTGGATCATCATCCGGCGGCTGATCGGCACGCGAACGCCGATGGTCCGGGGGATCATGTTCACCAGGCCGAAGGTGAGCTTGCTGTTGGCAACCTCAGCATTCTCGCCGACGAAGTAATACTGGCTGGAGCTGAGCTTCTTGGGAATCTCAACGTTGCCCTCCAGGCCGGAGAGCATGGTCAGACCGCTGTTCAGAAAGGCGGAGCGGTTGCGGATCAGATCAATGAACTGTGCATCGAGCCGATCGGTGCCGACCAGTGCGCCACCGTCGCCGAAGGTGCCGACCACCTGGCCGGGGGTCTGAGCAGCGCGGCTGGAGCCCAGCACTTCCCAGGGGATCAGCACGCCGTTGGCGCTGCGGCTGTGCTTCGCCTGGGCAGCGCGGGCCACGTCCAGCTCGAACGCGGCGGCTTCAGCAGTGCGGGGGTTGGGGTCGGCCAAATACTGAGCGACGCGCAGGAAGCTGTAGCGCTTCACTTCACGCTTGCTCAGGCCAAGCTCAGCGCCGCCGGCATCGTGCACGCGGCCCTCAAAGGAAACCTTGCGCATGCCGATCTGTTCCATCACCACCGCACGGGCGGCGTCGATGGAAGCGTCGTCATTGATGAGTTTCTCGGCCAGCTCGGAAAGCTGGAACTGGTCGCACATTGATTTGATGGACGCGACGCGCTCACGCTCAGCAATGCGAGCGGATTGCGCCACCTCCTCCACGTTGATCGTTTCAGTGGTCATGAGAGTCTGAACAGGGGTGTCAGTCCGCTCGGCGGTCTGTGCTGTCAGGCTATGGAGGGCCTGACTAACGGCTGCCTTGATTGCCTCATCGTGAGCCGTCACGGTCGGCTCTGCCGGTGCGGAGGGCTCCGGGGTGGGCTCAGCAGCAGGCTCAGGCTCAGCCGCCGGCTCATCCATGGCGCGGCCCAGGCCTACGGTCTGATCGGCGGGGACGCTGACGCTGGAGACTTCCAGGGCCTTCCAGCTAGTCACGTAAAAGTCGCCGCTGCGCTCTTCGATGTCGTCAATGCTGTAGGCGAACGAGACGTTTTTCGTAATGCCGGCTTCAATATCGACGCGGCGACGGAACTCCTCAGTTCCGCGCTCAGTGGTGTTGGGCGACCACCGCACCGTGCTGTAGAGCCGGCGATCGTCGCCGAGCCAGGCCTTTTCAACGACTCCCAGGACCTTGTTAGGGTCATGCCCCCAGAGCCATGGTGCGCCGTCGTTCAGGCGCGAGAGGTCCATGGTGCCTTCCTCGTGCACTAGGATCTCGCGGCCAAACCAGCGATCTACTGGCTGTTCACTGGAAAACGAAAAGGTGAGGGTCTCATCCGTTTTCTCTTCAATCTGGAGACCCATCGGCAGCTCTCGCCGCTGGGGGCCTTTGAGTTTCGTGAGATCCAAAGCCGGATAGTCGCTGGTCTCAGGTTAAAGACGGCCTACGCCGCCAGCGCCAGAGGTAGTTGGCCCACCACGGCGGCGGGGCAATGGCGCTGGATCTTGCGCCAGCGAGCCTCTGTGAACCACGGTTGCTGCCGGTACCAATCCTCAACCGGTGAGTTGTGCTTGCTGGAGTTGCAAGCGGTGCAGGCGGGAATGATGTTGCTCGCCTCGTCAAGCCCGCCCTTGGTCAGGGCCAACACGTGTTCAACCGTGAGGCGTTCGCGGCCGTGGTTTCGTTCGTGGCTGGCATCCACTCCACAGAATGCGCAGCGGTTGTCCCAGATGGCGAAGCGAGCGTCGATTTGAGCGCGGGTGACGGGGTGGAGGGCGGCGCGGCGGGATGACCTCCTCCATTCGCGACGCCGACGGCACTTTTCCCGAGCAGCTCCAGGATTGTTCTGATACACGCGGCGCCGAAGCTCAAATGCTTTTTCTGGATTTTCTCTTTGCCATCGACGGGTTCTTTCTCGCTCTATTTCAGGATTGGCTCTGTAACGGAGCCGAGCGCGTTCGCGTTCAATCTTGATGTTCGATTGATAGTAGCGGCGCCTTCGTTGGCGCTCTTCATGTAAATTGTCGTAATAGTATCGCTTGTTGCGCTCAAAGATTTTTTCTGTTTCACCTTGGATTAGGTGCGCTGAAATGGTGCCGTCTGATCGGCCCATATACCGAGCAATCGCCTTGCATTTTATGCCACACGCCGCCATGACTTCGGCGGTTACTTGGTCTTGCGCTGTCCACGGTCGACGCTTCTGACGGCTGCTCTGCGATACTGATGCCATCGGCCTGTCCTTTCAGGTTGGTCACGCCTCGGGCTGGTGACACAGCGCCGGGGCACACCTATTCTACATCTTCTGGGGCGTCGTCGTCCTCTTCCGGCTCAGGCGGTTGCACCACGGGCTCAGGCGGTTGCTCCACGGTGGGCATCAGGCCCAGTGATTCTTTCAGCTCGTTTTCCATGGCGATTTGCGCCATCACCTGCTCAAACTGCTCGCCGCTGTATTCAGTTATCAGCTCGCTGTGAGATTTCAATAGCATCGCCTTGGCTTTTTCCATGGCGGAAACATCCTTAACTGGGTCCACCCAGTCCCATGATCTAGCCTGCCAGCGTGGAGCGTTATACCTTTCTGGCCTGGTCCAATAGTCATTAAAAGCTGGCGACGGCAACTCACCCGCCAGCATTGCAGCGCGTAGCCACTCTTCAAATACGCGCTGGTGGAACACCTCAATGATTGCGCTCTGCACTACCCGCCAGTGGTCGCGATCCTCCAGCACGCTGGTGCGCATGCTGCTGTAGTTCGTGTCGCTGAAATCCTTGCTAATGGTCGCGTAACTACACCCAAACCCAGCCGCAAACCGCCTCGTAAGGTTCTTTACTACATGACTGTACTGGCCGTCGTCAGGTCCGAAGTTCGGCGGTACCGGTTCCTGGCCGGGGTCGAGGATGTTCCAGCTGCCGGGCTCAGTGTTGAACAGCTGCTGGCCGTTCTGGACCTCATCACCCTGCAACTCACCGTCTGGGGTGCGGATCCATCCCAGAGCTGCCGCTTGGACGCGCTTCCGTACCAGGTGAGCCTTTTCGTATTCAGAAAGCCCATGGACAGTTGTGATCACCGACGCCAGCCACGGCACGCCCCGGTTCTGCCCGATCCGCTCCGGCAGGAACACATGGATCATGTCCGCCGCCGGCACTAGGACGTGCTTCCGCTCTACGCCACGGCGGTTCAGGCCGAGCTCCACATCACCAGGGTGGCGGGTCAGGATGGCGTACCGGGTGGGGCGGCCCCATTCGTTGATCTCGACGCCCAGCCGCCATTCGTGGCCAGCGCGATCTGATACCCCGCTCTTGTCCTCATCGAGCTGGTGCGCCTCGATCAGCTCCAGCGCCAGCGGGGTGCGGCCCTGCCCCATCGGCTGCCGCACGATCCTGATCAGGCACTCGCCCGACTCCGGCAGGCTGCCTGCGATCATCATCTCAAAGCCGTGGAACGACAGCCGGCCCGCCACGTCGCAGGTATCCGGTCGGCACCAGCGGCGCCATGCTTCCTCCAGCAGCCGATTCCGGCGCACGTCCTTTTCCGTGCCGTTAGGGCGCATCACCTGCCCCTGCATCTGGATCCCGCGAGGGCCGACCACGTTGATCTGCGTGGTCCGCTTGGCCTGGCGGGCATAGGGGTTGTCCCTGACCAGCTGATGGCAGCGGTCGCGCAGCACCGCCAGGCTGACGCGCAGCTCGGCATCGGCGGAGGTGGTTGGCGCCACCAAGTCGTGGAGCAGCCGGTTACGCCGGGCGCCCTCAAACATCCGCTGGCCCTGCTGCCGGCCGTGCCGGGTGGTCAGGATCTGCCGCTGCAGCCAGGATCGAACACCCATCAGCTCACCCCCTGAAACCGCACATAGAGCCGGCGCGGATCGCCGAGGCCTTGCGCGATCATCTCGGCGCGTTTCTCACGGGCGACCTCGGCCTTGAGGCGGTCGCGCCACATGATTAGATCGGGCAGGTCCACCCGGCGAACTTTCCTGCCGCCGGAGCCGAGGCTGCCGATCTGATACTCAACCGCACCACCGACCAAGGCCCGAATGGCTTCCTCGGCAGCAGCCAAATCTTTCTCGGCCTGACTGCGATCGTCGAACGCGCCAGACGTTCCGCTGAAGGCCAAAGTCTTGCGGACGGTCAGGCTGCCGCGGCGCAGAGTGTGCGGCACGCCGTCAACCGTGGCCACCACCTGCACAGTCCAGTCGCCCGATGCCATCGCAGCGGTGGTGGCCGTGGTCAGCGTGACGCGCCAGCCGTCATCCGTCAGCGTCGCCGGGGCCTCGACGCCGGCGCCGGCTGCAGCGGCGCGGAGCCATGCGACCACGGCCGTAGCGTCATCAGGCGCAGGCTCAAGCCAGGTGACCTGATCGCCTTGGTAGATCTGCAGCGGCTGGGTCATTGATCAGTGTCGGCAGCCTGTCTAGATCCTGACTCAAGACTAGGGAGAACAGGAAAAGGCGGGTTGCCCCGCCTTGCCTTGCCGCCGGAAGCGGCCCTCGCCTTGCCACGCCAGTCCCTGCCACGCCATGCCTGGCCTAGCATCGCCCAGCCGCGCCCCAGGGTGCCGCGTCTGCCCTCAAAAGAGAGCAGCAGGGAGCCTCCGCAGAAGCTCCGTGCTGCTGTCTGCAGCCCTTGCCAGGCCCGGCCATGCCTCGCATGGGCTCGCCCCGCCACAACGTACCCCGCTGCGCCTGGCCTTGCCCACCCCTTGTGAGGGTGGCAGGGAGGCCGGAGCCTCCGTGCCACCGTCTGTGGCCCACACCATGCCCAGCCCTGCCGAGCTTGACATCGCCCCGCCTGACCTAGCCAGGCCTCGCCGCGCCTCATCCGCCAATGAAGGCGGCAGGGAAGGCCCGTAGGCCCTCCGTGCTGCCATCGCAGCCCTTGCCGCGCCATGCCTCGCCCTGCCTGACCTGACCATGCCGGGCTCCGCCTGACCGAACCCCGCCAGGCCTTGCTGGGACTTACACCGTCACCGGATGCCAGCGCATCAGGCCACCTCCGCCAGCAGTCGATCTAGTTGCTCGGCGACAGGTATCACCTCAGCATCAAACCGGCCATGCTTAGGCCGCCAATCGCCAATCCCCACCAGCTTGCCGGCGTCGATGGCGATCTCTTCAACGTCCCGCATGTTGAGCACGTCGGGGTCGTACTGAGCCAAGGCAGTGATGTTCCAGTTGCGGAACACGGGGCGGGTGCGCATCACCTTGGCCATGCCTACCTTGACGCCAATCGTGTGGGTGAAGTCGCCACTGGCAAACATTTCCGAAAGCGTTTCATCGGTGATGATCTCAGGTTTGCCGTCAAACTGCAGTGAAGCGTGCTCAGTGAAGAACAGGCCGCACTTCGCTTGAGGGCCGCGCTTTGACTTTTTGGCGCCGCCGATCATCGTGCTTTCAATCACGTAATCAGGGATCACCAAGTCGCCGTCGATGCGATATAGGCCAGCAAGCCATTCAAGCCGGGCCAGCTCGTCGTAATCAGCGTCGGTCTTCTTGCGCTTGCTGCTGACTGCTTTCATCGCCTTCGCGTAAGTATTTCGCGGATCGGCGGTCTGACCGTTGTGGCACAACAGTGGGCTCACGCCTTGCAGTCGAATCTGAACAGAAGGAAGGCTGGACATTTTGTCTCCGTGAAGTTGTTGGAACAGAAAGTGAAGGCGGGGCAATGTGAACCGGATCGACTTGCTTTTTGGGGTCCAGCTTGAATCGTTGGCGCCGAACTGAATTGGTGATGCCGTCATGGCACTCGGAGCACAGCGTCAGCAGGTCTGACATTTGCTCGTTGCCGAATGACGGGTACGTGTAGTTCGGTGGGCCAGCGTTCTTGTGATGAACCTGAAGCACAGGCCAGCCCAGCTCAGCCAACTGCGCAGCAGTGATGCCGCACCCTTGGCACTGGTGGCCGTCGATCTCAAGGCGTTGCTGCCTGCGCTGCCGCCACTGGCGAGACAGGTAGTAGCCGCTAGGAGTGTTCAAGCATGGTAAAGCCGGTTCTGGACCGGGCGAGGTGTCAGCGGCCGCTAGGCTGCTGTTGGATCAAACTATACCACGATCAGAGCATGGCGCAAGGAATCAGGGTCCAGGTCGTTCTGCCGGTGCCCACCGTCGAGGCCCTTAGGGCCCGCGCCAAGGCGGAGGGTCGCACCGTCTCCGCCATGGGGGCGTTCTTCATCGAGGCGGGCCTGCGGGCGATACCTGACCTCGCAAGGCCTGCTGACGCGCCTTAGATCACCTTGAAGGATCGGGCCCGGCGCGGCGCGGGCTGCTGGTCTAAGGCTACTGACGCCGCCAGATCCCTTGATGCCTGCAGCTGCGCGGCCAGCTTCTCCCACATGCTCGCCTTCGCATAGCGCCTCGACGCCAGCTGCAGCGCCGCATAGGCGTACACCATGCAATCCAGCGCCTCATTCCGTGCGCTCGGGCTCTTGACCCATTCGCGCACCGGGAATCCCTTCACGTAGCGCAGCTGCTGCTTTTCGCTGGTCACTTGGCTGCACCATTCGTCATCACCCGATAGGCCGAAGTGCACATAGCCAGGCCCTGGCTTGTTGTGCCGCAGCCGGCCAAACAGCGTGGTCTTCACCGTGTCGGTGCCCACTTGATACAGCACCACGCCGCGCTTAATTGTCTTGCCCTTCCAGTTCACATCCTGCGGCGTCCCCTTGTTGACGGGCTGCTGACTGCGGCGGCTGCTGCCCTTGATCGCCACCACGTATCGATCTCGGCGCTCCCTGGCGTACTGGTACACCTCATGGGTTGCGTGGCCGCCTGAGTCGATCGCCACTTGCGCCAGCCTGAGCTCTCCGCCACCCTCCACAGGCCAGGCAGTGTCCAGCACGGCATCAAGCTGATCCCATACCTTGGACTGCGTAGGGTCGCCCATGATCTCTTGGTGCCACACCAGCCACGCCTCTTCACCGGCGCCCCAGCCCCACACGCTCACCGCTAAACGGTTGTCCTGCACGTCCACGCCAGCAGTCAGCAGCAACACGCCAGCAGGGCAGTGCCCCGGTGGGTATTCCTCGCGGCGTGCAGCCAGCCCTGTGGCGCTCAGAGCAGCGGCGTAGTCATCCTCGAACGTCTCGCCCAGCAGCGTGTTGACAAAGGTCTGCAGCTGCGTGCGGTCGCTCTTCACCTCCAAGAACTCCTGAACCAGCTGGGCCCAGCTGGCGTTCGGGCTGTAGCTGTAGGCCGCCCAGATATGGAATCCCGCCAGCCCAGGACGCTTGCTTTCCGCTGTGGCCCGCCACTCACCCCGCTCCACCATCCATCGCTTCTTGCTGTGCGGGATCAGCTGCTGGCAGTTCTCGCATTCGTAGGCCGCCGTTTCCGGTAGCCCGTTGCCGTCGGCATCCTTCTCCCACTTCATCTGAGTCCACCGCAGCACCTGGTAGTGGTCACAGTGCGGGCAGGGCACGAAATACCGCCGCTGATCCGACAGCTCAAACCACTTCTCGATTCGGCTAAACCCTTTCAGGGTTGGCGTGCTGATCAGCCCAA